GAGACTTTTCCGGCGACGAAGTCACAACAGTAAAAGTTTCCGCAACTGTAAAGGGAACAACTCCCGCAAGAGCTGTAGGAGTATTGCAGGTAACAAAAGACGTGTGAGAAACATCTTCCGAACAATCAGAGGAAGTAGATGCAGCAGACGACGCCACAGGAGTGGAAGCCGTAACCGACGAGGTAGGTGAAAAACGGTCGACGTAAATATCAGAAAAATCCATTTCAGCACCGATCAGCTTCGAAAAACCATTTCTCAACCAACCCAACTTATCAACTCCCTCAGTTTTCTTCAAAGAAAAATGACTGTCTGACGACAACCATTCGTCAATGAAAGGAGCATAAATCAGACCAGACGCAGCGTCTCTAGAAATATAGTCCGCCGGCTTCTCCAACTCATCACGCAGAGGAGCTGTCAAACCGGTTTTTTCGAAGACAATCGCCTCACTCACCATGCGTTTCTCCGCCTCATTGTCTTTATACCTCTTTATTTTTACGTCCAAATCAGCAAGATCGACTGAAAAACCCTCATAAGCCGCTCGTTTACGCCAGAACTTCACTCTATCAGTTATTTCAACGTACATAGGCACGTTTTCAAAATCCAAAATCTCCGCACCATGCACGTAAGTCACCCAGTTGGCAAAAGTCTGCAGAGCTCTCTGGTAAAGACTATCTTTACCAAAGACCCTCAAAAAAGAGAACTTCAAAAGCTCTTTCATCTCCAGACGCTCTTTGGTCTGCGAGCGCAACTTGGACAAAATATTCTTTTGTTTAGAACGTTGCAATTCCGAGTACACCATCAAGGTCGTCGTTATAGATGGAATCAATACAGGATTCACTTTCTCAACAGTTTTTCTAGCTGATCCACCTATAACAACCGAATTATTAGTAGATGCAAGATAACTATTAATAGTCAGCCGTCAACTGATTATCCTTCACGCGACTCACATATTCAATTGCCCTACTCACAAAATCTCTAGGCAAAACGGCCTCAGAAAAGCATAATTCACCAGTTCGCTTATCAATATCAAACAAAGGGAAAATGACTTTACCTCTGGAATCAATAGGTATACACTTGAAAGAAGAATCATCAAGAACACCCATCAACCTGGCCTCCGTCGCATCGGTCAGACTAAAAAACATAATATCCCCCCTCATTTCAGTCAGCTCCAAGTAATAGACACAGCCGTTACTCGCCTCCACAAAAGTTTTTGTCAGGTACTGCAGAAGGTCAGCTAGTCTATGCTTATAACCACAATTCGGGTCATCATAAAAGCAATATTTCACCGACTCTCCCTCCACCTCAAAGAAACCTTCGACAGTCGACAACTCGCCGCGTTTTTTACCAAGAAGCAAATCAACAGAAAACAAGAACGAACCCATCATGTATTTCACACCTTTGTCAGCCAACGAATCCACCAAGTCATGCAGTTTAATGTCATATATACTATGAATAGCCATAGCATAAGCATCTCCCGTATGTTTAAATACACAATCCTCAAAGCGATTCTGACAATACCACTGTCCATTTAGCGCCGCTGGGTCCAAAAAACCGCGCTGTACATTAAAACTTATAGCCTTTTCATCCTCAGTCAATTTCTTTATCCTCTCACCAAGACCAGGCTTTACCATTTCCTGATCTGACACCGCCTTCTTCATAAATGCCCAACGCCTCGCCTTCCGCTGAGAATCGCGATAATCCAAAATCGGACAACAGCAATGGATTTTTCTGTCTGAATAACGATTAGCCGCCACCCACCAATTGCCTCCAATGTCATACACAAGAGATTGTTTGGGAAACATATTCAACAAATAATCCTGCTCCAACACGCGAAGAACAGCCGCCATACTATGAGAACTTCTTTCTCTAGCACTGGTCGTAATATGACGTTCAGGAAATAAGTCACAAACCAACTGCAACTGCTCTTGCGTCAACACCCGTTTCAAATCAATTTTTGGTTTATTTTTTGCATTTTCGAATGTATCGCGAACCTGACTTTGCACAATATCACAAAGCGAATTGTGCAGAGTAGACTGAGTGCGAGTGGCACTAGTGTTAATAATCGCTCTCAAAACTTCTTCATTGTTAATCAAACCAAGAATACCTTGAGAATCCATCGTAACAAGTCAAAGATGATAAACAAATCTGGTAAAAGAAGATTTATTGCAAAGCAAGCTTCTTTTCAG